CCCGCTCCCCTGCGCGGCGATGCGGGGAGCGGGTGTGGGGTGGGCTAGGCGGTCGCGTCAGTCCACGTGACGGTGCCATCTTGGTTGAACGTCAAGACCTTGCCAGCAATCACGACCTTCGAATGGCTCGCACCGCCAATGACGATGGAGTCGCTGTCGGTCGCGGCAACCTTCTGGGCGTTGTAGCCAATCACGATGTTGTTGTTTCCCGACGTGCTGCTCTTGCCTGCCATCGCGCCAACGCTCACGTTGTAGTTGCCCGTTGCCTTCTGGTTGGCCTGATAGCCGACCGCGACGTTAAAGTTCGCGCCAGTCGAGGACTCCATGGCGCTGTCGCCGACGATAACGTTCTTCTGGCCCGACGAGTTTCCAGCTCTGCGCCCGATGCCGATGTTGCTTTCACCGCCACCGTTCGCGCCCACGCCGATGCCGATGCCGTAGTTGGCGCTGGCCGTCTGCATCGCGTCGGCTCCAATTGCGATGTTTCCCCTGCCGCTCGTCAGACCGTTCAGCGCGAACGAGCCGATGGCTATATTCCTGTCACCAGTCACGCAATGCTGCAGCGCGATGTACCCAATGGCCACGTTCCTTGTTCCATGGATGTTGTCAGCAAGCGCGTTCATGCCAACCGAGACGTTCCAGAAGCCGTCCGTGTTCGACTTCATGGAGTTCACGCCGAGCGCCGTGTTTGCCTGCCCGTACACGGACTTCTCACCGCTCCTAACGCCGATGAAGATGCTCGTGTTCTGCGCCTTGCCAGTCACGAGCTGCGTGGTCACGGCATCGTCGGTGTCGCTCACCGTGATTGCGGGGAGCTGCGCTACGTCGGTTATCTTCTTGAGGGACAGGCCCGTGACGGTACCCCTGTATGCCGAGCTGGGCGTGATTGTCAGCTTCGTGCCGACCGAGCCGGCGACGAGGGCATACTCATACGATACGGAGCTGCCACCGCCTCGATAGGTCTCGAACGTCGCTGAGCCTCCGAGCGACACGTAGAAGTCGGAGTTGCCATTCACTCTGGCGTCGCTTGTCGTGATGGTGAACCTGTACATGGAGCCAGCTTCGAGGCCAGAGACCTCCCTCTCTAGAGGGTCTGTGCCAGATGCGTGTGTGAAGCCGTTCGAGAAGTCTCCCGTCCATCCCGTATGCGTCCAGCCCGTGCCGTCCAGAAGCTCGCTGCCGTAGCTCGGCTCATCTTCATCAGCGTGGAAGTAGCCTAATCCCGTCTCGGTAGTGATAGCGCCGATTTGCGAAATCTTCCCCTGTAGGTAGTTGTCGAGCTGCGTGAAGCCGACCGAGCCATCCTCCACCACGGAGCTCGTTTCGTAGGTGACGCTCTTGGCAATCGCGGTGGTGTCTGCGAGCGTCGAGCACACGTACAAATACGATGCCCCCTCGGGGACAGGGAACACACCGTCTAGACCGTCTGGCAGGAGCAGCACCACGTTACTCGTGGTCGAGCCGTCATCCGACCTGAACGACACGGAGCACCCGTCGTCGATTGCGCTGGCATTCACGTATACTAGGCTTCCTGCGGTCACGGGGTACTTGGACAGCTTGTAGCCAGCGTCACTCGTGAGATGTCCGTCTGGTGCGCAGATGTACCCGATTAGCTCGTTCTTCGTGATTTCAGAACCGATGGTGAAGATGTCAGCGAAAAGGGCGTCAGTGTTGCCCTTGTCGATTTCGTACTGTGTCTTGTCAACCTTCTCGGCGATTTCGTCCACCTTGCTGCCCGTGATTTTGAACACCTTGTTCGTGGTGTTGGTCAGCAGGCGCGAGACGAACAGGTAGGTCGCGGTCTCGGGAACTTTGACGAAGCCCGTGAACCTCTCGGTGACGTTGTTGCCGACCATGTTGTTGGTGTTGTACAGCGGGTTGTCCGATGACTTCATGAACTGGAACACGCCGTCATCGTCCTTCGAGATGCTCAGGAAAAGCGTGTCACCCTCGGTCACCTTGAACTTGTCGATTCTCGAACCCGACTTGGACACGGCCTTGCCGACCTCGTTGAGCGCGTAGTTGTTGGTGCCTATGGTTGTGCTCTGCTCGGTCAGGTCGTACAGAGTGGCAACCCTCGACTCCACATCGTCAACGCGCGATAGCATGCCGCCCGTCTGCGCCAGCTTCGCGTCGGGGATGGTATCGTCGGCAATCTTCACGCCCGTGATGCTGCCGTCCTGCACGGTGGTGGTTGCCTCGGGGTGCTCGTCAAGCCATGCGGCCACGGCTTCGGCGATGGCTTCTGGGTCGGTGATGCCAGCCGCCAGCAGCTCCTTGATTTGCTGGAGCACGGGCACGACCGTCTCATACTGGCCGCTCTGTCCGCCCAACGTGTCCACAATCTCGTCAAGCACTTCCAATTCGGTAGTGTTGTCTGCCATGTATTCCTCCTTACTGGATTCTCATCGCGCGGATGTAGCCAGTGACCGAGAGCGCCGCGCCGCTGTCTTGGTAGCAATTGAGGTAGATGGTGGTCTGCGCCGTGCGCTTGGTAGTCCAGCCAGTGTGCGATGCCGTGATTCCTCCGCTGACCGCCTGCTTGCTCTCGCCAGTCTGCCTGAGAACCGCGTCGGTCACGCTTCCGCTTCCGGTCGCGAGGTCAATAATTCTGCGACCAGTCGCGTTCTCGGCGAAGCCGACGTTGCCCTCTATCGCCCACGTGCCAGGGTCGAGCACCACCGAGCAGATTGCCGTGCCGCTGTTGTTCAGAACGCTCACCGTCGCGCTATCCGTGAGCATCGTGCCGATTGAGCTTGTGTGGCTTGCGACGGTGATGCCGCCGCTCACGGAAACGTCTCCGTCAAGCGACGTGTCGCCGTTCACGGACATTCTTCCATCAGCGAAATCCAGCGCGACGCCGCCTAGTTCCTCATGAATCGGAGCGCCAGGGTCTTCGGCTGCTGGCGTCATGACCAAGTTCGGGCTGAACAGTTCATACGTCGAGCTGTACAGTATGCCAGCATAGCTTCCGCTGTCGAACTGCTCCCCGTCCGAGTCAAGCACGTAGTAGGTGTCGCCGCTTGACAGCGTGACCGTCATGCCCGAGTCGAGTCCGTTGGGGAGCAGCACCTTCATCGTGGTTAGGTCAACCGTGTACCCGTCGTTAAGACGTGCGCACAGCGCCTCGATGTATGCGTTTGTGTAGTCCGTGCCAGCCGCCGCGCCGATACCGCCGCCGTAGATACTGACAAGCTCACCCTCGTATTTCACCTCATACAGACGATCAGAACCGTTCAGGATGCCGAATCGTGTTGGCTCGACGTTCACATGCGTCTCACCCTCGTATCCGATTCGTGCGCCCTGTCTACCGAACTTCGCAATGACGTTCGCGGCGGCGCTGCCCAATCCGTCGTAGAAGGCGGTCTCTGCTCCGTAGCTCGCGACAATCATCCCCGAGCCGTCGAAGATTGACATGCCGTTGCTCGCGAGCAGCGCCTTGTAGCCAGCCGCATGCTGCGCGTCTGACGCCTGACCGATGCCAGACGGGAGAACCCACAGGCCAGCGGAAGTCACCGCGAGGTGCGCCATGATGTAGTCGCTCTGGGAGTCGGTAACGTCGAGGACGTACCATCCCTCCTGAGACGGGTTCGCCGATGGGTCTGGCGTGGCGATTGGCACGTAGTCACCAGACACCAGCTCGAAGTAGACCGTGCCATCCTGAACCGTCGTGTCGGTGGTGAGCACGTAGCTGCCGTGCTCGGAAATCCACGCGAGCGTCCCAGCCACGTCCTCGATGACCGCGAGGTTCACGAGAGCCGTGCTGGCGGCTTGGTTGGCGGTCGCTGCGTTGGCAGCAGCCGACGTTGCCGATGCCTGAGCGCTCGTTGCAGCGCCAGCGGCGGTTGTCGCTGACTGCTGCGCGTTCGTAGCCGCCTGAGACGCAGCCGTAGCCGCCTGAGCAGCCGTGCCAGCGTCCGTCTGCGCCTGTGTTGCGGCATCGGCGGCGATGCTCGCCTGAGTCAGCGCCTCGTTCGCCTGAGCGTCATCGGTGGTTGGGTGCGTGATGTTCCCGCTCACCCTCGCCGCGTGGTTCCTAATCTCCACTGTCACCCTGTCACCAGTGACAGCTTTGACCTCTGGGAGGCAGAGCGTCGGTTCGGTGGCTCCGTCAAGCAGGACGCGGTACCGCCCGCCAACAGACACGACCGTGCCAGTGTACGTTGTCGACCTCTTGCCGCCCTTGCCGACGAGCGTTGCGAGCTTCTTGGCCACGTTAGCCATTCGCACCACCCCACAGCTCTCTTGTGGACGTGAGGGTGAGGCTCATGCCAACCTCAACGTCGCATTGAATCTCGATGTCCTGAATACACGCGACCTCGTTCGCGTCGAGCTTTGACAGTTCCAGTTTCACGGCCATGCCAAGCCAGAGAGGCATGTATCCCGCCTTCAGCGAATACGTCCTCGTCACGACTGACAGCTCCCTGAGCCGCCTCTGCGCGTAATCGTCGACGGCCTCCCGCGTCGGGTTCGCCATCAGTCCCTCGGGGTTCGTCTCCCTCACGGAGACCACCCTGCCCCTCACGGGGATCGAGGTTGGCGATGACGGGTCATCGTTGATGGCGACCGAGCTGAAGTGCTGGTCACCGCCAGACCAGATGACCTCCAACTTGTTCGGGATGCCGAAAAGCGAGGTCTCCCTGTCCATGTCTGCCCAGAGGACTCCGCGCTCGTCCGTGTCGGAGAGCGTAATCGACGTTCCGAGCGCCCAAGGGGTAGGCTTCGGCTCGATTCGGAGCCGCCCCATGCCGTCTATGAGCATGGTGAGGTCTGCCGCGTCGAGCACCGCCCAGAGCATCGTGAGCCACGTGTCATCATCGCCAGCGACTATCGGGCTGGTGAGCGTCACGTCGCTCTCGTACTCGATGAGCGGAGCCCGCATGTGTGAGCAGATGAGCCTGATGGCATCGTCGACCTCGCCAGACACCTCCCAGCCAACAGGAGGGCTATCGTCCGCCAGCTCAAGAAGCGGCGAATGTGCCTCGACCGAGAACGTCCGCTTGGTACCCTCGGACTTGTCCTTGGACGCCTGACAGAGCATCGTCGCCACGGGGTAGCGCTCGGTCACGTGGCTCTGCGTGGCGTCGCACCATGCGCGGACGTAGCACTCGTACTCTGGGAAATTCTCGTCGACCTCAAGCGCCCCCGAAAGAAGCGTCTCGGTCGACGAGTCCCAGTTAACGGAGCAGGACGAGACGCTGTCAAGCGCCTCCATGTCCATCCAAGTGTCTGGGTCGACGAGGCTGTAGCGCCACGTGACCTGTAGGCTCCTAGTCCAGTCCATCTACGCCTCCACCCTCGTGACGGCGAACGCGACGTGGACAGCGCCCTCGGCATGCGCGTACGAGATGTCGCTGACCTGAATGTGCGCCCAGTAGCCAGAGCCGTATGGCTCTCGGACGTGGCAGTCACCCATGTAGGCGGCGAGCTTCCTGACCTCGTTGGTCTGCGGAAGCCCGTTGTACCTTACGATGTCGCAAGACCACGTAGCGGTGTGTCCGCGCTGAGTGCCGTAGCGCGTGACCGGATACTTCCTGCCAGCCCACTCGTTGAGCGATGACTGCTTCTGCCATTGCTCGGACACGTCGATGTTGTACGGGAGCACGACCCTATGGCCCGAGTAGGCCAAGCCCTCAGAGTCGTTGGAAGGTTCCTCGTCGAAGGATTCCTCCCATTGGATGACGATTCCTGGGCCTTTCCAGTTGAAGACGGAGTCGGAGTATCCGACCGCGCCCGTGCTGTCATCGACCGCCACGACCCTGTAGACGCACTCGCCGAACGTCGGGTGCGGGTCGACGCAGAACACCGTGCCGTCGTTCGGCATGTTGTCAAGCACCAGCTCGGTGCCGTCCGTCGTGACCCTCCACACCGATAGCGTCAGACCGCTCCTGAGAGCGCCGTCTGGCCCGTCCGTGCAGGTCGGGTACACCGTGGCGGCAAGCGTCTCGGGGTCGAACGTGGCGCTACAGTCGCAGCCGTAAATCTCCGACGCGGAGATGTCGCACTCGAAGTCGGCTGGCGTGGCGTCACCGACCATGCCGAGCTTCGTGATGACGCTGGCGTTGACCACGTAGCTCATGCCGCCGACGAATATCGCGTCCTGCGGCATCAGCGAGATTGAGTAGGTCGTGTCACCGTCGAATACGTGCTCGCCCGACCAGATGAGGTCTCCCTTCGTGACGTAGACCGTCTCTCCGTCAGAGCCGATGGTCTCGTAGTCATCAGCCGCAACGATCTGCACGACGCAGCGCTCTGCTGCGTTGGCCTCGCTCAGTGGCGGCGTTGTCACCTCTATCTCAAGCGGGTAGGAGTCCATGTTGGACACCGAGATTGTCGGAGACGGAAGCGAGTAGGCCGTGAAGCTGCCCACCGCAGACCACGGAGACCAGTCCGTGTTTGCGCCAGTGTTGAGGCCACCCTTGGTCTGCACCTGCCAAGTCACCTCGTCACCGTCACCAGCGATTGAGCTTGGCGTGAAGCTGTAGTACTGATGCGACGTGATGCCAGACCAGAACTCAAGCTGCCCGTTGCACGTAATCATCAGGTTGTACTCCGTCTGCGCGGAGCCGTCTTCGGAGTTGTGCGTCCAAGAGAGCGTGAGCCTGCTGTCAACGTCAACGACCGCTGGCACGATTCCGAGCGTCGGGGCTGTCGGCCTCGTGCCAATCGCGCAGCCGATGGTGTACCTCTTCGGCTCGTAGGTCGCGTAGCCCGACTTCTGGTAGTATTCCTCCGCGCGAGACTCCGTGCGCCTGAGCCTGAAGTAGTACGTCTTGCCAGTGTCGAGGCCAGTGATGGTACACCAATTCTCGCCCTTGGAGTTAGGTGCGCCAGTGTAACCTGTGTAGGTCTCTATGTCATCGCTATGGTTCTTCCAAGCGTTGACATCGGTCGAGTACTCCACGGTGTAGCCATCGCCAGAGTAACCGCTGTCCTTCCAACTGAGCTTCACGGAGCCGCTTGTGGCGTTGCACGAGACCAGCTGACACGCGAAGTTGGTGGGCGCGTTCGGCCTTCCGTAGTACGTCACGGTCGGCAGCGAGAGGTTTCCTGTCGACTTGCCCTTGGCGTCAGCCGTCCAACAGGCGCGGAAGCGGTACTTCTTGCCGTTGGACAGACTGAGCGCTGGCTGGTTGGCGATTGAGGTCGAGTAGGTCTTGAACTTGTTGAACTTGCCGCTGCCGTTCGCCTCGGAGTACACGATGATGTGGCTCGCGAGGGCTGGCGCGGTGTCCCACGAGATTCGGTAGATGCTGCCTTGGTAGTAGTCGAGGTCGAGGTCTGGCGGCTGCATGAACTCCGTGTGCAGGTTCACCCACTTGGGGTTCTGGATGCTGTTGGAGTACGCGCCGCCAGACTTCCAGCGGTAGTTGCCCTTGCTGTCCTTGGTCGCGTACGGCCTGACATAGCAGCGAACCTTCGTGGAGGTCGGCGCATCGTCGGGCGTCCACACGCTCTGGAACCAGTCACCGCTCTTGTAGTGCTCGTAGTGCTCGCTACTCGTGCTCGACTCGTAGAGCACCCAAGACGATGTCGTGGTGTTCCAGTACTCCCACCAGACCGAGAATCGGTCGGTGGTCGTGCCAGTGTCGAACTTCCAGTGGGCGATTACCGTGCCGTCCTGCTGGTTCAGGACTTCGCAGTAGAGGCTGTTGACCTTCCATACGGTTGCCATGCTACCTCCTGCCCATCCTCGTGAACCTCTGTGCCTCGTCGAACGTCGCGTCCATCGCCTTAGCGAGGGCGCTGTCGGGAGCCACGGTGAGGCCGTTGATTACGTAGGTGTTCCCGCCGCTGACGGGAGCGGAACTGCCGATTCGCCTCGTCATGCCGTCAGCGATGGCGTCGGCGATGGGCAGCATGTACTTCTTGTTGGTGAGCGGCACGACCGCGCCGCCTGTTGCCCAGTTGGCCACGGCCTCGACTCCGTCCTCGCCGATCCATCCCTGGTTGGTGAGCGTTGCCTTCGTGGCGATGTAGCCAGCCGCGTGGCGCGGGATGACGGGACGGTTGTTCATGCCGCCAGTGGCCTGCTTGGTGGTCTTCTCGTTCGTGGTGACCGTCACGGTGGAGTGCATGCCGTCGAGGTTCCACATCTTCCTCTGGATGCTGTCGAGCTTCGACGATGCGTAGTCGTTCAGGTTCGCTGTCGGAAAGGCCTTGGTGGCATCGAGCTTGTTGAGGTCACCCTGAAGCGTCTTGGCGTCCTCGGAAGCCTTGTCGTTCAGCTCGACTGTCGGGGTCGGTGCCTCGTCGCCAAGGGCCTCAAGCTGCGCCTTGGTGTCGAGCGCCGTCTGAGCCGCGTCTGAGTCATCCACGTAGTACTGCGTGATGACCTCGGACGGAATTGACCTGAGATCGTTGTTTATGTCGTAAATCTTGCCCTCGGTGTCGAAGATTGAGCCGTTGTCACCGATGTAGAAGGTCTTGTCACCAACCTTCACCTCGTCAAGACCAGCGATGAGCGTCATGGTCGCTTCGAGGTCTTCGCCAGCCTGCTCGTACATCGACTGGAAGGCCGATGCCGTGAGCGTCGACATGCGCTCTGCGGCCTCGGGTACCTGCTCAATGGCTTCGTTCCACGTCAACATCTGGACGCCGCCGTCTTTAAGCGCGGAGATTACCTGCTCCATGGAGCCGCCAGCGTCGGAGAACGCCGCCGCTAGGCGGTTCATGTCGACCTTGTTCAGCTCGTCTGCGTTGGCGTGTACCGCCTTCAGCCCCTCCGCCATCGCGTTGAAGCCGCCGTTCGTGCCGCCAATCTCGTCGACCGCCTTGGATAGTCGGTTCATGTTTCCGGTAACGTCAGCCGCCACCGTGTCATTGCGCTTGTCGAACTCTTCCTGCGCCTTCGCCGCCTGCTCAAGAACGTCCTTGTTCTTGTTCAGCTCGCGGTTCGCGTCGGCAATCTTGTAGTCGAGCTTGGTCATGGCATCGCCAGCCGCGCTCATCTCGGCGCGATAGTTGCTCATGGCCTTCTCGGCGTCGCTGACTTCCTTCTCGTACGCAGCCGCTATCTTGCCCTCGTCGTAGTTACTGCCGTAGACGCTTCGCGCGTTCTCGAAGTACTTCTCCTTGCCGCCATCCTGAGTCAGCGTGTTGTACTTCTCCTGAGCCTCGTTCAGCTTGTCCTGCGCAGCGGCCCACTCGCTCACGGCCTGCGCGTAGTCATCGCTGTAGTAGTCGATGAGCGCCTGCTGCTTGCGAGCGTCGATGTTGGCGAGGATAACGTCGGTGTTGGCCTGAATCTTGCCAGTGTCGGTGTCGATGATGTTCCCGTACTCGTCGATGCCGTACGTGGTTCCGCAGGCGTCGTTCACGGCCATGAGCGCCGCTTCCAGCTTGTGGGCCTCGTCACCAGTAAGCCCAGTCTTGCCGCCAAGTTCCTCGATGACGCTGCCGTAGTAGTCCATCTGTCCCGCGAAAGCTCCGTATTGACGGTTGCTGTCCTCGATGGTGCTCGCGAGGTTGGCAAGCCTGCTCTCGTAGTCCTCGGAGTCGGACGCAAGCTCGCGGAGCGAGCTGCCCACCAGCTCGATGTCGCTCGCCGTGAACTCGGACACGCTGCCGACGTTCAGGAGGGCGTCTGACAGACCCTTGGTGGCCTTCTCGTGGTCTCGGTACGTCCTGTACAGGTCGACGAGCTTGCCCACGATGAGCGCGATGCCGCCAACGACGAGACCGAGCGCGAGTCCCTTGACGATTGACATGCCGAAGTTGCTTGCGACCAGCTTAACCTTGTCCGTCATGGTCATGGTTTCCATGAGGGAGTCTACTGCCTGCTGACCGCCGCTCGCGAAGGCACGCTTGACGAACTCCATGCCAGTGACGGTCTTGTTGACCCACTCGCCGAACTCGTCATACGAGGTCATCGCGGTAGCGCCGATGGAGAGCAGCGGGCCAATCGCAGCGGTCATGCCGCCAGCGAACACGATCCACTTCTTCTGCTCGACGGTGAGTGCCGAGAACCATTCGGAAGCGGACTGGATGGCACCAGAGAGCGACTTAATCCAAGGCGCAGCGCCCTCTCCAAGCTCGGCGAGCGCGTTCTGGCCGATGTTCTTCATAATCTGAAGCTGGCCAGAGAAGCCTTCTGCCTTCTTAGCCGCCTCGTTCGCGGCGTCACCAGCCTCGCCCCACTGGTCTGAGATGCCCTTCCAAGCGTCTTCGGACATGCGGAGGTTGTTGTCGAGGCCGTCGATGGTCTGCATAAGGCCCTCGATGGCCTGCTTCTGGCGCACGGACGTAATCTTGAAGCCCTGGAGCACCGCGTCAGCGGAGCCGCCAGCAGCCTCGATGTCGTTCAGTCCTTGGATGAACGCCTGCATGACCTTGGTCGGGTCGTTCTCCCACGCCTGCACGAAATCGTCTGCCGACATATGGGCGACATCCGCGATGCTCTGAAGGGAGCCCTTAGCGGCCTCGATGTTGGCGCTGAGTTCGCCGAACACGGCCTCCGAATCGGTCTCCCACATCTCCGCGAACTCGTCGGCGCTCACGCCCATCATGTTCGCGAAGACGGTCAGCTTATCACCGCTCTCGTCGACCGCAGCGTTGACGCTCTCGAACGTAGCGTCAATGGTGCCGCCAGCTGATGCCACAGCCGTCTCGAAGAAGGACATTGTCTTGCTGATTGCGGTGCCTGCCGCCTCGGCTCGCTGTCCTGTGCTGGCGATGGTGCTCGCCCATGCGAGAACGTCCGACGCGGACATGCCGACGATTGCGCCCATCGAGCCGATGCGCTCGGCGATGTTGGCAATCTCGGTCTCGGTCGAGGCACCATTGTTGCCCAGACGGACGAGCGCGTCGGAAAAGCCCTCATAGTCCTCAGCCGTGAGGTGGAGGATGTTGCTGAGGTGTCCGAGCACCGTAGCCGCAGACTCGGTGTCAAGGTTGGTCGCTACGTCGATGTTTGAGATCGCGGTCGCAAAAGCCTCCAGGTCGGATGTAGCTACACCAAGCTCGCCGCCGATTGCCTGAATCTCAAGAATCTGGTCGGCGCTCGTGACATGCGTGCGCGAGAAGTCGATTGCGCTCTTGCGAAGCGCCTCGAACTGTTCCTCGGTACCCTCGACGGTCTTGCGCATGTCGCGGTACGCGGAGTCGATGGTAGAGCTTGCGTTGACCATCTTATAGCCGAGCGCCGTCACGAGCGGGGTGACCGTCGCGGAGAGCGTCATACCGATGGTCTTGATGGTGGACG